TATATCCTGTTGTACTTAGAAAAGAAGGCGTATTTAATGAAAGATATTCTAAAAAATTTCCTGATACACACATTGGTATGCTTCATGTCATCAATGTTCCTAATTTTGAGTATATTCTCATACATATCGGTAACACTGACGAAGATACTGCTGGGTGTTTACTTGTGGGTAATTCGCAAGAAAGCAATCTTGTTAAAAAAAATGGATTCGTTGGAAGCTCAACTAATGCTTACAAAGCTATTTATCCAGAAATTGCAAAAGCAATTGAAGAAGGACAAGAAGTAACTATTGAATACAAGAATATAGGATAATGAGGACAGGATCAGATAAAGAGCTTATACCAAAAAAGAAAAGAAAGGGCATACATTCAAAGAGTAAAACGTCTAATAATAAAAGCTCTAAGCTATATGCAAAGAAATACCGTGGGCAAGGAAAATGAAGACATATCAGATTTTTACGAAGACAATGAAGATATCTTACACGATGCTATGGTCAATGCCTATCTACTTATTATTGGAAAGCTTACATATGAAGAGCTTATAGACAGTGGGAATGAACTATGGTTACCTTCAGGGTTTGATGAAGAGCTTTCTATAGATTCTGTGATACAATACTTTGAAAAGACTGAAGATTACGAAAAATGCGGTGATATGCTTAAAGTAAAAAAAGCTATCAAAAGCTCAGGTAAAAAAGACGCACTAAAAGATATATATAAACGAATAGAATGGGGAAACTAATAACAGCTTTACCCTGGACTGAAGTAGACTCTGAAAAAGAAAATCCTGTAAGACATACGGGACAAGAGTACTTAAAATTCGTTACAACTGAGCAATTCAGCGAAGCCTCTAGACATTTCTTAAAACATAAGTGCTACACCTTTGCTCCTGAAGGTACATCTGAATATATAGAGTTTTGGGACGAAGAAGAACGCAGGTGTAAAGAAGGATATAGTGTATCAGGAGTAAGAGTAACAGGAGAGCACTATGCATACTTAAATTACGGTAGAATATTAGCTACTGTAGACGATGGTAAACGACAAAGAAAGATAGATACCTTTCCTAAATTTCTAGATATGGACTATTACTGGTACCATGAGCTAGAAGAGGCTGAAAAGAATGGCCAAGGAATGATAGTTGTAAAAGCTAGACGTAAGGGGTTTTCTTACAAGAATGCTTTTGGAATGGCTTGGAAATACAACTGGTTTCCGTTTTCTATATCTATACTAGCCGCATATGAAAAGACATTCTGGGCCAATACTATGGAAATGGCTAAGAATATGATAAACTTTATCAATGAAAACACAGACTTTTCTAAAGGATTCTTACATGATAGACAAGATGCTATAAAGTCTGGTTATGTAGAAAAAGATCCTATAACAGGAATCAATATTCAGAAAGGATATAGATCAGAGATACTAGCTCTTAGTTTTAAAGACAGTCCGCAAAAATCTGTAGGTCGTACTGCAGAACGTATGTTATTTGAGGAAGCAGGGGATTGGCCTGGACTAATGCAGGCATATCAGCGTTCTTATCCATTGTTTAAAGATGGTAATATCATGATTGGTATTCCTATTCTGTATGGTACGGGAGGTAATAGTAAGAACGGAACTAATGCTGACTTTGAAGCTATGTTCTATAACCCTAGTGCATATGGTTTAAGAAGTTACGAAAACATTTATGACGAAAATGCAATAGGAGAAGCAGGATGGTTTGTAGATGATGCATGGTATAGAGAACCTTTTATAGACAAAGCAGGAAATGCTCTTAGAGAAGAAGCAATAAATGATATTGATTTAGAAAGAGAGCAAAAGCAGAAAGCAGACCCAAAGGCATACAATATGATGGTAACCCAGCATCCTCACACGCCAAAAGAAGCTTTTTTGCGTAATGAAGGTTCTGTATTTCCTGCTATAGAACTATATAACGTACTTTCTAAGCTTAAATCTGATGACAGATATAAAAAGCTAGGCAATAATGGAGATCTATACGAAGAAGAAGGAGAAGTAAGGTTTAGACCTGATCTAAATATGAAACTTTTTCCTATTAACAGTTATCCTCATAAATCTACAGACCCTCAAGAAGGATGTGTTGTTGTATACCAACATCCTCCTGAAAAAATACCTTATGGGTTGTATAAAATAGGACTTGACCCTGTGGCTTTTGATAAGTCAGGTAGTAAGTCTTTAAACTCTGCTTATGTATATAAATCTTTACAAAAATTTGAATATGGATATGATGAAATCGTTGCGGAATATGTTGGACGACCTGACAACATCGAAATTTATAACAGGAATCTTGAATTACTTTCGGAATACTTCGGAGGAGCAGAAATCATGTTTGAAAACGACAGAGGTGAAGTGCTGTCGTACTTCAAAAGGCGTGGTAAAATGCACTTGCTCGCGAACCAACCAGATAACGTCATCTCAAAAGTAATACAAAACTCTACAGTATCTAGAATCAAAGGATGTCATATGAACGAGCGTATGAAAGATGCAGGAGAAAAGTTTATACTAAGGTGGCTTTGGACAGAAAGAGGAACTAGCGATGATGGTAATAAGATATATAATATGGACTTAATTCCTAGTCCAGGTCTTATAGAAGAGCTTATATTGTACTATAGAGGAGGAAACTTCGACAGAGTTATGTCTTTTATGCAGATAATGTTCTGTATAGAAGAAACTTACGAAGAAGAAGTAGGCAAAGAGCCATATATAAATCCAAATATTTCTTACCTATTAAACAATATGTCTGGAATGTTTAAGAAAAGATAGTTATAATACTTACTTTTGCTTTCTAATGAAAAGTTTTTAATATGGCATCATATACCTTTCCGCAGCAAAAAATCTCTTCATCTAAAAAAAGAGCTAATAAATTTCAGTGGGCAAAGGACGTTTTAGACGAAATAGACAGAGATAACCAATTTGGAGTATCTGGTAGAAGCTCTTCAGAGCAAAAAGCTGTAAACTACAATCTATTTAACGGAGTACTTGATGAAGCAGACTTTGAATATGTCTGTAAACCCTACGGAAATAATGCTGTAGGAGAAATGCCCGCAGAGCTTAGGCATTATGACATTATATCTCCTAAGTTACGTGTTCTTTTTGGAGAAGAAATTAAACGACCTTTTAACTTCAAAGCTATAGCTACAAATTCTGAGGCTATTACTGAAAAAGAAAGAGAGCAAAAAAGATTGCTTGATCAGTATGTACAGCAACAGATTCAGTTAAGAATACAACAAGCTATTCAAGAAGCAGGAATCTCTCCTGATGGAATGCCTGCAGACGCGGAAGATCCTGAAGCTGTGCAGCAAACTCAGCAACAGATACAACAAATAACACAAGCAATGACTCCTCCTGAAATCCAGGAGTATATGTCTAGAGATTACCAAGCCAATATAGAGATCATGGCTAATCAGATTCTTATGTATCTGAAAAAGAAAGAAAGAGTGCGTGATAAATTCAATAAAGGATGGAAACATGCACTTATAGCAGGTGAAGAAATTTATTGGACAGGCATTGTAAACGGAGAACCTGAAGTAAGAGTGATAAATCCACTATACTTTGAGTATGATAAAGATCCTGATATAGATAATGTACAAAATGCACAATGGGCTAAGTATATTATGAGAATGACTCCAGGCTCTGTTATAGATACCTTTGGAGAGTATATGTCTCCTAATGAAATTGACGCTTTGTATTCAGACACTACCGTATCTGGAACTGCCCACCCCCTTGGATCTCCAGAGTTTAGTTACGACTATGATAGAGATATATTTTCTGGTTCTCCAGGATTTGATGCTACATCTTTTAATGGCCAAGCTGGTTCAGATTCTTACATAAGAGTAGTACACGCAGAATGGAAGTCTTTGCGAAAAATAGGCTTTCTGACCTTCTTAGATCCTGAAACAATGCAGGAAGAAGAGATGGTTGTAGATGAAAGCTACAAAATGAATCCTGAATCAGGAGATGTAGACCTTAGATGGGAATGGATACCTGAAATATGGGAAGGAACTAAAATAGGAGACGATGTGTATGTTAATATGCGTCCTAAACCTAATCAGTTTAGAGACATAGACAATCTTTACAGTGCAAAACTTGGATACGTAGGAGTTGCATACAATAATCTTAATGCTCAGTCTATTTCTATGATAGACAGAATGAAGCCATACCAGTATCTTTATAATATTATGATGTACAGGCTAGAAATGGATCTTGCATCTGATAAAGGTAAAAAATTCCTTGCTGATATCAGTCAAATACCTAGTTCTATGGGTATGGATATGGAGAAATGGTTATATTACTTTGATGCTCTTGGAATTGCATTTGTAAATCCTAACGAAGAAGGAAATCGTAATAAACAATCTAACTTTAACCAATGGCAATCTATTGACCTTTCTATGGGTCAAACTATTAGCCAAAAAGTACAATTACTTGAATACTTAGAAAACCAATGCGGTGAAGTATCTGGTGTTACTAAACAAAGAGAAGGTCAAGTAGGACCGAATGAACTTGTAGGTAATACACAATCTGCTGTAGCTCAGTCTTCTTACATTACAGAAGAATGGTTCTATCAGCATAATACTATAAAAGGATACGTATTAGAATCTCTTATAGATGTAGCTAAAGTAGCATGGGGAGATGGAAAAGCTAAAAAGCTTCAGTATATCTTAGATGATATGACTATTCAGATGCTTACAGTAGATCCAGTAGAGCTTCCTAATTCCAGTTTTGGAGTATTTGTATCAGACTCTGCAAAAGATCAAGAATTGTTCTTGACAATGAGACAACTAGCACATGCAGCACTACAAAATCAACAAGCTGAGCTTTCTGATGTTATTAAGATGTTTTCAACTGATTCTGTTTCTGAGGTCAAAACTCTCCTTGAAAATGCTGAAACGCAAAGAAGACAAAGAGAGATGGAGCAGCAGCAACAACAGCAACAAGCTCAACAACAGCAAATGCAAGCTCAACAGCAAGCACAAATGCAGATCGAAGCTCAAAAAGCAGAACTTGAAAAAGCTAAGCTTGAACTTGAGAAGTACAAGACAGATGCTAACAACGAAACTAAACTTGCTGTGGCAGAAATCAATTCATTCCGAAATCAAATGGATCAGGATATTAACGACAACGGTGTTCCTGATCAACTTGAAATTGAAAAGCTCAAAGTCGAAGTCGCGAATGAAGACAAAAAGGCGGAGATTGAAAACAGGAAACTCGATATCAAAGAGCAAGAGCTTGGTATGAAAGACAAGCAAGAAGCTGAGAAAAGAAGGCAAGAAGATATAAAGAGAAGACAAGATAGTATAGAGAAGGAGAAAGATCGAAAAGCAAAGAAAAAAAGCTAGATGGTGTGATATAGCACCAAGAGAATGTGATTGTGAAGATGGATATTGTGCAATAGCTGCAGGTAAAGATCCAGAAAAACAAGTATCCCAAAAAAAGAAGCGTAAACGAAATGGCTAAACGTAAATCTAAAAAAAGAGCTAAGGGATATTTATTACCTAAATATCAAAATAGAGGAGAAGTAAAAAAATATGCTACTGAACCTATAAAAGAAACAAGTTTAGGAGATTGGTGGGAAGATTTTGAAAAATCTGATGTAGGAAAGTTCGTAGATGCAAAAGGTCTTAGAAAAGAGAAAGATTATTTTTTAGGCTTATTAGGATACGGAGATACGGCAAAAGAAGGTAGGAGATTTGCTTTAGATGCTGCTGCAATGGCTAATCCTATTCCAGATTTTATTAATGCCGTAGATCACGCTCAACAAGAAAAATATCTTGATGCTGGTCTTTATGCTGGTTTTGGATTATTGCCCTTTGCTGCAAAACCTATTTTATATAAAGTAAAACCTTATTTAAAACCTGTAGTAAATTCTTTATATACTCCAACTTACACTTTTACTGAAAAATTAAAAATGCCTTTTTTAAAAGAAGATGCAAAAAAAGCACTTGTTAAAGAAAAGGTCATAGAAGATGCTATTGATTTTACAGAAAGAGCTATGAGTTCTCCAGAATACGCTAAGAGGTATGCTAACATGAAAGGTATGACTAAAGGCGGTGTAGAAGCAGATAATGCTAGTATATTAAAAGAGATGGAATCCAAAGGCTTATTATCTGGAAGCTATAGCGATAAAAATATGGATCTGTATGTATACAAAAATCATAATATAGCTGTGCCCGATAGAATTGATAAGACGCTTCCTGTGTATGAGGATAGATTTAACCCAATTCCTAAAAAGACATCAGTAAAAAATTTAATAGAAGATTCTAGAAGCAGCATAAATTATAAAACAGGAGCTGGAAAAAAAGGAAGTTATAGTCCAGGAAAAGAACAAAGAACAGATGTTACTCACAGTGAATATATAAACGCAGAAGCAGGGACTCCAGAAGACCTTCTTGATTTGATTATACACGAAGCAATGGGACATGGGAAAGTGACTGGAGGAACAAGTTTAACTCAAAAAGAAAGAGAGTTTGCCAGAGATGTTTTTAAGCCAAAAGGAGCTGTAGGTAAAGAACCAAAGCAGCGTATAGCTAAAGAAAAATACTGGCAAGAAAGATCTCGTGAAGCCTACATAAGATCTGAAGATGAAGTGATTGCAAGAGCAGATGAAATACGTGCTGCTCTTAACTTTGAAGATCCTTATGCTAAAATAACAGTAAAAGATCTTGAAAGATATGAAGATATGGTAAATAAAAGCACAGATCTTCCAGGAGTGCATCCTGAAGAAGGTTCTAGTACAAAACAATTTATGGCTGCCATAGACAAAGAAAAAATGGCCAATTTTATGAATAAGTTTTATGTAGCTGCTCCTATTATAGGAGTAACAGGAGCTGCATTAGCTAAACAAGAAAACACAAAACTGCAATACGGAGGAGAAATAGAAAAAGCTCAAAATGGATATTTATTGCCTAAATATCAAAATGGATTTCCAGAATCAACAGATGAATACGGAAATACAGGTGTAAAAACAAAACTTGTTTCAGGTACTAACCAAGATACAGGAAAGGCTTATACTGCACATGCTCCATTATACTCTTTGCCAGAGGTTACTGTTTCAGATAAACTTGACAGAACAAACCCAACAGCAGTAAAGAATTGGAGTGAAAAACATGCCCCTATAGCGCATGCTGTAAGAAAAGGCACAGATGAAGCTGCTGAAAATATAAATAGTGTAGCTGACTTTTTACCAGGATACGGAGAAGTTAGAGATCTAGCATATTTAGGAAATTCTATATATACAGGAGATAATGTTGGAACTGGAATAGGGCTTGCGGCTCTTGCAATTCCTGGTATAAGCCCTTCAGTTTTGAAGAAATTTAGAAGTAGATTTCCAAAAAGTAAAACTGACGCTGACCTAACAGATCTTATAGAAAGAGAAGTAGAGAGAGATTATGGTCATCTTGATGACCCTTATAGAGCTTGGTCTGACAATACAAAATCAACATTTGAACTAGAAGAACTTAATGGAGAACAACTTATAGGAGAAACTTGGGAAGCTGCTGAAGATAGTAACCTTGACCAAGTAGCAGCAGATGTTTGGGAAAAAGGAAGAAGAGCTGAGCTAGAAAAACAAGGTAATATACTTAATAAATCTGGGATAAAACAAACAGAGTTAGAATCTCTAATAGAATCTAAACATTTGCCAAGAGCTAAGAGTATGCAAAATTTTGAAAATACTCTTTTACACCCCGATGGTAAACTTATAAGACCTCCTTCTAATAAAATCATTGAAACATCTCCTACAAAAATGCATGATAGACATTATGTAGAAGAGTTTAATAGAAATATTGATTATTTAAATGATATAATAAAATCTAATAATAAATCTGGCATTGATTACAACATAGAAAATTTGGGGTATTATGATAACCTAATTACAAATTCTAATATCGGTGGGCAACACATTGGGGTTAACCTTAAACCTGGTCAATGGAAAGGAAAAGTTATGGATATTCCTTCTGCTAGATATCAAAATAGTATTCCTGGTATTCAAATGACAGCTATTTCAGATGGAGTATTTGGAGATGGAGTAGCAAGAAGGGGAACAGGTCTCTATAAAAGTATTAATCAATATCTTAAAGAGTTTGATTTAGGAAGAGTAGCTTCTGGTAGAAGTGGTCAAACTGAGAGTTCTTTAGGTTTATGGGAAAATGCTGTAAAAAATAAAAATGCTTCTGGTTTTTATGAAACTCCTTATTCTATATCAGGAATAATGTATCAAAACGGAGGCCCTATACCAAAATATCAAACTGAAGGTAGAATAAAAACGTATAAAGATCCTAGTGAATTTATTAAAGCAAGTAAAGCATTTGAAGACAGTGCATTTGCAGCTCACAACCAACATAACATCTTTGAAGATAAGGTACAAAGTGGAGATTATGATGTATATCCTCCAGCAAAACAGAGCGTTGCAGATCCTAAGCCTATTGTAGATTATGATGAAGCTTATAATAAAGCTCTTCCTAAAGATGAAGCGGAAATTGCATATGGAAACATTACAGCAGGTAACACATTAGGATATTCAAATTATAGAGGTATAAATCCTGTAGGATATCTTCAAGCCATGAATAACAGCACTACAGGACAGTTTACACGTATATACCCAATGTATAAACCACCTGTAGTAACTCCTGTTCTAGCGGAGTCTATAGAACCTGTTCCTGTAAAATCCTCAACCCAATTACAGACAAGACCTTTACAAGAAGACAGGCTTACTCCAACGGCTATAGCTCCTTCTATAGGATTTCCAGAAAAAACTGAGTATACAGCCGCAGGTTACCCTATGATAGATACTAAAGCTAGGAGAGAAGGACGAGTAGGAAATACTGTTGTTCCAAGAGGGGATTTTAATAAAGGAAATAATGAAGGTAGAGTAGAGGTATTTCAAAACGGAGGATCTTTACCTAAATATCAGGATGGAGATGATGTATTAAAAAATACATTAAATAAAAACGGTGGAGGTAAGAAAAAAGAATATAGAAATCTTAACGATTTCAACATAGCTAATAACGCGTATTTAGATAGTCTTGGGCGTTATAATTCAAACCCTATAGATCCAAACAAGAAAATACATCCTTGGGAACATGATCCCAATGGATATTCTGGAACAGGAGTCACGAAAGGAGACGCAGAGGTTTTTCAACAAGAAGTTATTGAAAGAGAAAAGATAGAGCCCATAGGTTATCAAGAAAGCACTATATATGCTCCTGCGCATTGGATAGATGGGGAGTATGTACCTGCTGGTAATAGAACTCAGCATAGCTCCGTTTATAAAAAACCAACTCAAAAACCTGTATTTACAGGAATATTTCCTTTAGAACCTTCTATAAAACCTTCTATAGAATTTCTAGAAAAAACTGAATATACAGCCGCAGATTACCCTATGGTAGATGCTAAAGCTAAAAGAGAAGGACGACCCCCAAGAACTCATGTGCCAAAAGGATATATTAATAGAGGAGATAATAAAGGTAGAATAGAGATGTATCAGAATGGAGGTTACTTACCGAAGTTTCAAGAGGGTGGAGATACACTTGCTTTATCTAGCCTTCAGGAGTTTGAGTTTCGGAATAAAATGTATAACGATAGTCTTGGTCTAAGTAATTTTACTGATAAACAACAAGAGCTTGAAAGAGGGTATCCGTTTCCCACTCAACCCTCTTATTACGAGAAAGAAAAAGACCCTAGGCATGAGGAGTTGTCAAGGATGGCAGACAGCTTGGTTGTTAACAATCCTAACATTTCATGGACACACGATAGGTATGCTGGATGGAATGATAAAAGAGAGGCGCGTAATCAAACGTTCAAACCATCAAGCCCAGACCTTGACCACTCTACAATAGAGGCTACGGACTGGT